GCCAGACGCACCCGCCGACAACGCCACCAAGCGGGGCCAGCAGAAGCTTGTAGAGCACCACCGGGAGCTGCTGCGGGCTATACAGCCACACCACGCCACACAGGGCCACGATAGCGATCAGGCAGTATACGATCTGGAACCTGGTTGTGCTCAAAAGACCATCCAGACTCTTGGTCACAAGCGGCAACAGAGAGTCCTGGACAATGCTCAAGGCCTTGCCCTTGATCCCGCCGATGCCCTTGGCCACAAGATCCCGGAAAAAATTCAATGCATTCTTGAACATAAAAAAGCCCTCCTAGAGCTGGTGATACTCTTGGAGGGCTTTGTGGGATAAGGCGAAATGTTTCGGGGTGAAGGGATCTTGTTCTGAATATCGCTTACTTCGTTTCAGGGTGATCGACAAGAGGGTCCTTCGATCTGATCGGCAAGGGCAACTGCCTTGCCCCAGCCGTCGCACTGGACACGATGTACACGTAGCGGTCCGTAACGCCGCATTGTTCCGCTATCTCTGCCTTTGTCAGTCCTTCGGCAAGCAGCTGCAATACCTTGGCCTTGCAGTGTTCGCGGCGGCCGTTCGGGACCACAATATCTTCCCCAGGATAGGCCACGCAAAGCGCCTCCATCCCGTCCACCCCGACCAGCTTGGCCAGCCAGTGGTCCGGGCTCGCCTGGCGAGGGACATAGAACTTGATGCCGCCCTTGCCCCTGGTCAGCACCAGGGCCATGTCGTCGCCGAGAATGCTCACGAGCTCGGGATAGCTGACCCACATTACTGCACCCTCCGCCCATGCTTGCGGGCGTCCCGGATCAGCGCCACGATTACGCCGCGCAGCTCCAGGGCAGAAGCATCCTCGAAGCTCTTCACCTTGCCGCCGGTCTGACGCTTCAAGATGGCCATGGCGTAGCCCCAGGGGACGTCCGTGCCCTCGACGCGGCCCTTCTCTGACAGCAGCGCCTCGATCTTGCGGATCTGTGCATCAACGTCATAGGGATCTGCGCTTTTGCGGCGCGGCGTCGGCTGAAAGCCCAGGCGCTGAAGGTGCAGAAGCAGATCGTTCAGGCCGGTCATGTCCAGATCCTTGCTCGAATCCACGCCGAAGCGCTCCGACAGGATGCCCCTGTAGATCTCATCGTCCAGCCCCAGGCGCTGCTTGGCGATATGCACCTTTGCCAGCATCGCCTTTTGGTTCTCGCGCTGCAGCCCGCCGCGTTTACGGGGCGCGACCTTGGCCGGGTCCTGTTTACGGGCCGGGGCCTTGGCCAGCGTCGCCGGGTCCACGGGCTTTCCGGTGAAAATCGATAGAACGGTCATCTTGACTCCTCGTGTGTCGTACGAATCAAAATTTGTTTGTGTATCGTACGGAACAAAATCCATGTATCGTACGATACAATCACAAATTTTCACCTGCCGGCATGTTCTCCTGACATTGGCCGCACATCAGGAGCGCGGAAGGCTTTGCCCATGCCTTCTGGCCACAACTTTTGCAGCGGTAGCAAACCTTGTTTTTTTTCGCAGCTTTCTTGGCCAGCAAGCCACTCAAAACCGGCTTTGCGTTGATCAGCAACGCGTCGTGTGCTTCTGCCAAAAAATTCGCAGCCACATGCGCAAACGCCCCCCCCTGCATGATATAGTGAGAGCATTTTTGGCCAGTCCGCTTGCCACCATTGGCACCCGTGGAGGACGGCATCAGACCGAGCGCTTCCATTTTGTCGGCCCATTCACGATTGTGATAGGCTTTGCGTGGCTTATTCTTCCCAAATTCTTCCTGCCAGAGGTGCGTCATCTCATGCACTAAGGTCGACAAGCTACGTTCCGTGGTGATCTCGCTGCGAAAATAGTCTGGATTCATGGCTATTTCATGAACCTGCGCACTATTATCCTGGCGCAACGTGAAGCGCTTAGGGCTGAAATAGCCCAATGCTTTCTTGTGTCGACTCAGTGTGATTATTACCTGCGGCAGTTCGCTGCCGAACAGATGGCGATTGAAATGGTCAAACGCTCGCTGCAACAGGCCGTACTGTCGATGTGAAATTTTTACGTTATCCATGCAAAGCTCCAATCGCCGTGTTTGAAGATGGGCTGTCTTCGGGTATAGATTGTAAGAATTCCAGATAGCCATCGACATGATCCCGCAGCGCACGGACCTGCTCCACCCACTCGGTATGCGTCATCTCAAATGTCCGATGAAGCCTTGCCCTTTCATGGCAGCTCGAAATCTCAAGGAAGCTCACGTTTCCACCAGTAGCGTCCTTGTCCCATTTGATGTCGCCGTAAAACGAAACAACGGTTGACGTAGAGGGCTCGTTTTCAGCAGTCAGAAATTGCTTTTTGACCCACCTCTTACCTTCGCTCATTCCACTCCGTACTTCCAATGCTTCCAGATTCTTGCGCGCATCCAGCAGTTCCTTGTTCTGCGTCGTGAGGATCTGCCGGTGGCGCTCGCTTTCGGCCAACTCGGACCCGAGGCCACGAAGCTGCTCTTCCTGAGTCGACAAGGTGCCAAGAGCTGACCGAAGATAGGCATCCTGCTCTTCAAGACGGTCTGCAATGGCTTGCAGCACACGCTGGCTAAGGGGCTGCTTGTTGGCGCGGATGTGGTTGATCATATCTCGGGTGGTCATTTGCCACCTCGTGGCTGCTTTTCTGCGGCCGCTTCAATTTCGCACCGAAGGCCGCGCACCGCATCCTCCATGGCCTCCGCCAATCCGGATTCAAATTCACGCTCAAAGCTTGGTCCAGCTCCGAGCAGAGCCTCTACATCCTGCGCGCTAAGGCCGCCGGAAGATGCGTACACGCCCTCGGGCAGGTCCGTATCGAAATACCCGGACCCACTGAGGTGCTCGCCGTCATCGCAGACTACCGAAATCTCAACATCAACGGTTACTGTCGCCATTGTCGCCTCCTTCATTTTTGCTAACGCCAAGTCGCTCCCGCCACCCCTTGATCCCTTCGGACAGGGGTACTATGGGCTTGTCGTCATGTTCCGGGTCCCGGCGGCGCTGTTGCGGCTCCTGGGGCCTGAATTTCGCTTCGTTTTCCCTCTTCACGTTGCCTTGGTGCCAAGCCTTCTCTGCGATCTCGTAAACAACCGCCCTGAGATAGTTGTGGCCGTCGAGCGGCCGCTCCAGCTTGCCCTGGGCATCCCGGTCCAGCATCGCCTGGATGCCTTGAGCCCAGAATTCCGGGCGGCTCGGAACCACGCGCTGGCCCTTCCAGCTCATGTCCTTTTCGGCCACCAGGTCGGCGAGCTCCGCCACGATCCGGCCCACTCGCTCCCAAGTCAGAACCCTGGGGGACGCTGGCTTGCGGAACATGCCAAGATAAGCCCAACAAAGGCGTGGCAGGTCGCCGGGCAGCTTGCCGACAGCCACCACGGCCCGCTTGGCGTCGTCGTCCACCAGAAAGGATTCCAGAGGGCCGTAACCCCCGCAGACTGGGCAGGTGGCTTTCATACCAACCTCTTGTGGGTTCGGTCCCAAGCCCGGTTCGCAGCCTCCCATTTGTCGGACAAGTCCTTGTACTTGCGCCAATCCTGCGGCAGGGAGCACTTGGCCATCTCCGCCTGAAGGGCGTCCATCTTGGCACCAAGTTCGTCGAACTTCCTGTTGCCCTCAATCCAGGACAATTCGCGGACCATCCGTTCACCGCCGTTGATGTAGAACGCCATGCTCTTTTTGATGAATGCGATAAGGTCTTGCTTGGAGAATGACTCTAGGGTCCTGGGTGCGCTCATCCTGCCCGCTCCACCGTGAGAATTGCCGCATCGTCGAGAAGGGCAAAGGCCTCTTCATCGTGTTCTGTCTCTTCGACGCCCATGACCAAATGCTGAACGTACCTGGTCAATTCGTCTCCAGAAACGGCTTCAAGCGTTGACACTTTGAGCAGTACGGTTGTCATGCAGCCACCTGCCCTTTGCTTTCCTTTAAACGCTGGTTTGCTTCGCGAACCAGACCCATGAGATCACCGCCGAACCCTTCGAGCTCCAAAACGGCATCCACCGCGCGGTCCTGCTCGTAATGATCCTCGAAGTTGCAGCGGTCTTGGAGGGTGCGGACAACGCTCTTTACTTTGCCAAGATGCTCCTTTGACTTCTGTTCGACTTCTGAGAGTAGCCAGCTCAGGACTTCTTCAGCTTCGCACATAGACTCATCTTCTCCTTGATTCGTTTCCATTCCCATGCGCAGTATCTCTTCCCGTCCGCAGCGGGCGGGAACACTGTCTTGCCGCACCAGCTGTCATCCTGCCCGTTTCGCAGCTTTCGCCTGTTCCACGTTGCGCAGAACTCCTTGCAGAAGGTACGGGGGACTTCGTCGATCGTTGGGGTACTTCCCCTGGTGATTGCTTCTGCTCCGCCCACTTAAAACCTCCTCGCTGATTCGATGGTGGCGACGAACCCCAACGGTTCGCCGCCACTCTTGATCCAGCCACCCGTCTCGTGGGTGCTACGGCGCGGTCACGGCCAGGAGGGACCGCCTGCGCTGCAGGTGTTGCCGAGGTGTATGTGTCCCGACAGGGGCACCGCCTGCTGGCCCGATCGTGACGGCGAGAGACCTCGCCGCCACTCGGGGTCAACAGGCTAGACCGATGCCATATCCAGCGGAACGGCCGTGTAACGGTCCCCTGCGACGCGCTCGTACAACCTGAAGTAGGCCGTGGTGCCCGTCACCTGGAGGCTGTCGGAGATGGCCTCCATAGCCCTCAGCCAGCGGTCGTCGTCGATGTTCAAGCGGCGCAATCCCAAGATGCGGCCCGTATTGATCTTCCCCTCTCGGTCGACCTGGAAGGCGTCATTTATGAGCGCCTGCAGCTCTGTGCGGCTGCCCTTGGTCCACTCCCGGATGCATTCGTCGATCAGGGCCTTGGCCGCCTGCAGCCGTTCGTCAAAAGACAGGTTTTCGCTGATCTGGCGACGGAGCTTGTAGCGGCCGTCAAAGCTCATCAGCGTCACATTGCCTTTCTGCCCGCCCACCTGGGCGTCGTACTTTTGAGCAGCCAGGGACACGAAAGCCTCAATGTCGCCCATGATCTCCGCCTTGAGCTTGCGTATCATCTCCTGTGCGGCCTTGATCTTCTCCGCCTTCTCTACGACCAGCTCATCCCGAGCCAGGTCGATGGGCTGGATCTGCTCCAAGGGCACCAGGTGCCCGGCAGCGTTCTTCTTGTAGCCTTCCATCACATTGCCTCCTTGAACTCGTTGTCTTCGGTCACTTCGACCACTTCGGGCTCTTCTGCCGTTGCCTGCGCTGCGGGGCGGGGCACCACAAGGTTCCGCTCCATCTCTTCCGCCGTGTCCGCAGCTGCTGCCAGGTTGGAGCGCACAATGCGGATCAGCGCCGCCTGCTCGTTGCTCACCTGGTGCATCAGAGTTCCCAGGGCCGCCGCGTTGTTTCTGATTTCGTTACTGACCATTATTTTTTCCCTCCGTGGGGGCATTCGCCACGGCAGGCCCGGAACAGCCTGACCGAGAGCTGGTTGATAGATGAAAAAGGTTGATCTTGATTTTGACGACAGCGCTCGGCGCTGATGTGGCCAAGGACGGGGCATTCAACGCCGCCCAGGACTGCCTCCACGCGGGCCTGGATGAAGTCCAGGCGGGCGTGGTGGGCGTTGCGAATCGCCAGCGACACCAGGGCCGGGGAGACGCCCAGGGAGGCGGCTACGGTGCGCATGCTGGACCTGTCGCAGGCCTCGGCAAGCGTCACCACCCACTCCGGCAGATACATGGGCAGGACCTCGCCCCAGCCCGAAAGAGCCAATTTCATAGCACTGAGCCGTTTCACAGGTCGTCCCTGCCTTCCGGATCACAGGCGTAAACAACCTTGTCCGTGTTCGGGTCGAAGAGCTGCTTCACGCGCAGGATCTGCGGGGCTTTGGCCCCGGTGAAACGGGCGCGGATGAAGCGGAACCGCTCCCCGGACTGCACAAGGTAGCCGCCACGGGCCAGCCAGCCGCAATAAGTCTTGGCCTCGGAATAGGCGACGGGAGCGCCGGGGATGCTGGCCGCGTGCATGAGCTCCCTGGTGGAGAATTCGCCCAGGATCTGCATGGCCTTCCACATCCGGTTGCGGCCAGATTCTGGCAGCATGGTCCCGTCCTTGCGTACGCGCGGGGCACGCACGCCGGTGTCATTGATCAGCTCGAACCGCGTCGGCTCGAACCGAACAGCCAGCCCCTTGCCCACGATCCCGGCCCGGACCAGGCCGACCAGGTAGTCCTTGGCCTTGCTGTCCGAGATGGCGGCGTCACGGTCCTTGCCGGTGTTTACGACGCGGCACAGGTCGCGGATCGTAAACACTCGAAGATCCCGCATCGCCGCCCACAACCGCTCCCGGTCGGTCAGCACTCCCGCCGGGGAGCAATGCCTTGCGGGTGCCTGACTCATGCGTTCCTCCGGCGGCTCGGGGCCTCCCCGGTGTACAGTTCGCGGGAGCCCCAGGCGGCCAAATCCATCACGTCCCGGCCTTCCACCTGAGCCTGTTCTTCAATCCGGGCGATGTTCACGCAAATTCTGCGCACCGAGCCACCGGCCACGTCATGGACCTTGGCCAGCAGGTCGTCCGCAATCCGCACCTTAACGGCGTGCAGCTCGGCCAGAGACTTGCAGTCTTCAAGGCTTGCTGGCTGGGCAGGCGCCCAATCCAGCACGCGGCCGTGGAAACGCTCCCAGCGCTTCAGCTTGCCCGGCAGGCCCTCTTCCCCGATCAGCATCACCGGGGCCTGGCTGGCCTCGTACAGGTCGCGAATGATCTCGATGGTGCCTCTTTCGACCAGGTAATCCACTTCGTCGACAATCAAGGGTCGCTTGCTCAAGGCCAGCTCTTCCGCGATTTGGTCCGACATCTCGGCTACGGTCTTGGCCGGGAGAACGCCCAGACCCTTCAATATTGCCTGGTGGGCGGCCTTGCGGGTCCAGCTGCTACGGGCCTGCACATAGACGGCGTCGCAGTGGATCGTGGCCACCGTGGCGGCCGTGGACTTGCCGTATCCGCTGGGGCCGTAGAACACGACGATCCCAGGCAAGTGCGCCGGGCGGGTTATGGCCCGCCTCAGCGTGGACAGGCACATGGCGACATTTCCCAGCGGCGCGACACCCGGGCCGGTGTGAGGGGTTGAGGACATGACAGGTTCTCCTTGAAGGTTGTGGTTAAGGGCCTTGCGGCCCTGGTCGATAATTCTGAAATTTTAACCGTTTGCCGCGCAGATCTGATACATTTGGCGGAAGCCGTCCGCCTCATTGCAGGCCGCGTAAATGCGGGCCCACTTGGCCTCCGCTTCGGTCAGATCCTCACGCGCCTGGAGGGCCAGCAGCAGCTTGTAGCGCTCCTGGGCCGTCGCCGGGGGCGTGAAGCCCGGTACGATCTCCCGGGCCTGCTCAGTGACGGCTACGGCTGGGATATGGGCGTTCGCGGCGTCGGCTGCGGCTTCGAGTTCCGGCGTGGTGTGGGGGATAAATTGCTGCTGGCCTGGGCCTGCCGCCTGGCGTATCTTTTCGGCCCGTTCCGCGTGGAATTCCATGATCCGCTCGGAAGCCTTGTCCGCCCCCGTGCGCTTGGCCATGTCTTTCAGTTCCTTCCTTCCGGCCTTTGCCGCGCCCTGGCCTGCCCGGCGCGTAGCGCTGGACAGCTCCCTGCGCTCGGACGGGGCCAGCCCGCCGACGTGGACCGCCTTGGCGACAAAGTCCCCAGATTCGCTATAGACATAGACGTGGCTCGCGTCGTCCGGGTCGATACGGACCCGCACTCTATCGCCAACCATTCCGCTCAGCTCGGGAGCGTCAAAAGTTCCGCCTGGGCACGAAATCCCCTTCTTTCCAACGGTTCTCCATCCATCCTGAGTGGCCAGCGGCATCAGAAGAAGGTCGAGGGCGCGGATATCCTCGATCCTGCGCACGGGCGCTATCCACTCCCGAGAAACCTCGAAGGGAGTCTTGCCCTTCAGCCCGGCGTGGCTCTTGTGGGCATAGACGTTCTCGCACCACTCATCACAGATCCGCTGCAATTCTTCCGGCGCGACAGCCATGGACAACTCTTCCGGCTTCTCATCCTTCTTTTTCCCGGCCATCAGGCGCTTGGCGAAGGTCTCGCGGTCGCGGATCTGCTGACGCGTGGCCACGTTGTGGCCCACATAGCAGGGAAGGAGCGTGATGATATGATGGGAGAAGGTGCGGAATGCGCGCTCGATGCCCGGCTTCAGATCTGGGCGGAATGGGGGCAGGATGTCCTGATAGATGCCCAGCGTGCCAAACACGTGTTGCAGGTAGCGGGCAACGAAGTCCTTGCCGTTGTCGGTCACGACCGTCTCCGGGATTCCCCAGTCAAGCAGCGCTCTTCGTGTCAGATTCGCCACAGCCATGGCCGTGGAGGTCTCCACCACGTCGAGCTTCAGGCGACGGTCGAAAATATTGATCACGCCGATGATTGCGTAGCGCTTCCCGTCGCTGAGCATGATGTCCGAGGGCGTGCCGTCGTACTCCCAGCGCTGGTTCTGATGTGTGACCAGCTCGTAGGCGTCGCCGGTGCTCTTCAGGAACTTACTGCGCCATGCGTCGGGGGCCTTGATGAACTCCCATGTACTGCGGTTCTCTTCCTTCCATGCCGTTACCCATGCTTGCAGGCGCCTCAGAGACGGGATTTTTACCCCCCGTTTTGTGAAAATCGCTTCAAGATACTCCCGAACAAGCTGGGTGGACGAATGAGGGTACTCGTAAAGCATCCCCAGGATGGCCGCGCGAACCTCTGGGTTGCTATCGATCATGCCCGTTCCCTTGCGATGCTTCCCAAAGTTTCCGCCGAGGGCTGCGGAGCCTTTTTTCTTCGCTATTTCATCCCAGTTTTTCAAAGAGTTCGCGCTAAACCTGGGCAAAGACTCCCGTACCCACGGATCCGCCTCGATCTCTCCAGCCGCCCACCGGGCCGCGAAGGCTTCGCGGCAGGGCGTGTCGGCAAGTCCGGCCGTTGCGGCGAAAGAACGATACAGAACAACCACGGAAGCCCTGGCGTCCGCCCTGTCCAGCGCCTTGCCCTTCAGCCGCATGACAGCGGCCAGCCCGGCTTCCTGGCCGGGGGTGATGGGCGCGGGCGTGTAGGGGCACGACTTGGCGGCGATGGCCAGGCGGACGTCCTCGGGGAGTTCAGAGAGCTGGAAGAGTCGGCCTCCTCCCTTGCCCTTGCGCTTCTGGAAGGACCACCCTTCCTTCTTGACCCTGTAGTCCACGGACTGGGGCTTGATGCCCAGTGCCTCAGCAAGTTGTGCAGTCGTGTAGGTCATGCCTGTTGCCCCCAGACTGCATCCATCAGGACAACCTCTGCCCTTCTAGCATCGTCCTTCCGTATGAATTTGCTTGCCCTTCCAAGGGCGGCTCTCGCTTCGTTTTCGCTTGAAAACTGGGAGGCCCTGTCAATGAAAGACGTCCAGGCGGTTCTTCTGAGGAAAAATTCGTGCCCGTTGTTACACAGCCGGACCACATAAACAGAGGGTGCGGACGGGTTCATGCAGCCCTCCTTGCTTCCGGACGCCCCTGGAAATATTCCGCCGGGCAGCCCAGTTTTATGAAATAATTGTAAATCCGCTGGGACTGAACTCGCCCGAAGATCCAGTGGTGAATCGTCGCTCTGGCCACTCCAAGATCTTCCGCGATACTCGCCTGCTTGACCCCTTGCAGGGCTAACCATGCCTTGACTTTGCGCGCGGCCTTTTCGTTCATAAGACTTCTCCATAAAGCTCGCGCATTTCCTGTGCGTTCTCTCTCTTTTGCGCGACCAGAACCCCCAGCCGCGCGGCCTTCCTTGTTTTTTCATCAGCCAAGGCAAAGCCCGTTCCCTCCAGGATCGCCGAGATCAATCCGAAATCCCCGGTGATCATACAAAAGGCCGTGGCCAGCTCCGCAGGGAATCTCCACTCGCGCTTGGCCTCGGAGCACCAGTTATTGATGTGATTCACGGACACGGCTTCACCGGTCAGCCTGGTCAATTCCTGCGCCACTTCATCTCTGGAGAGTGGACAGGCCGCCAGCGCCACTGTCAGGGCCTCTCGCACGGCTTCTTTCCGGCACAACCTCCCGGCACGAATGCCGTTTGTGCCACCGGAATGGAGCGGAAGGAGGAGCTGACGCGGTGCTGTGTCCGACGTCGTGCGTCGTTTTGTCATTGCGGGTCCAGTTTCGTTGGTTTATTGGTCAACTTGTTTTGGTATATTTGTTGCCCATCACGAGACCTGTTTAAAGTTTTTAATTTTAAACTGTCAACAGTTTTTTTCTTTGGAAGTTTGAATTTGAATGTATTGAAGAGGAATTAACTCTAAATGCCCAAAAACAAAGACATTAACAGTGACGATAGAAAAGGTGATCTCTTTGGAAGTTCGTCTGGAAGTTCCGACTCCAAACTTCCAAAATCGTTCGATGAAATTTTTGGTCGCCTAAAGCTGGTTTTTGGCGTTGAGACCGACACGGACTTTGCCCGCTGCATGGGCTTTAAGCAGGGCTCTGTGTCTGGGGCGAAGCAAAAAAAGGCCATCCCTCCCGCGTGGATAACGGAAGTAGCCCTGTCAAAAGGCGTTTCCGCTGACTGGCTCTTGACTGGGGAAGGGGAGATGCGGCGGGAAGGCGGGGCAAAGTTCGCAAACGTGACTCAGACGCGCGAGCTTATGGAGGGCAGGAAGCCTGAATCCAGGCGGATCCAGTGGAAGGATGCCGCGCCCGCCGCGCTCCAGGCGTCCATATATAATGATACGAGCCAGCAGTCCGGGATTGCCGACCTGGTGGCGAAGACAATCGATGTACTCCAATCAAACACGGTGTTTGAGACGGCCCTCAAGAGCAACATCGAGGCGTTCCACCGCGCCATCGTGCTCGAAAAGCAGATCGATCAGGTGGAGGATCGGATCATGGCCAAGATCGGCGGCCGCCTGGACGCGCTCGAATCCTCGAACCAGCAGCTCCAGACCGAGAACGCCCAGCTCCATGCCGAGAACAAGGCTATCCGGCACGAACTGGAAGAATCCCGCGCTGCATCAGCAATTCGGGACACGGGTTAGGCTACACCACCATAGCCTCCTGATGCTGCGGACCTGCGAGAAGATCGGAAACGTAATCGACGCACGGAAGCTATGGGAGGAAGTAGGGAGGGCGAAAGACGGGCACACACCAGCAAAGGCCGCCTGATGTCAGACATTTAAGCAATTCATCACCTGGAGCGCGCAATGTTTAATGAAAGAAAGAAGCTATACAGAAGGCTTGAAAAGCTCAGGGGTTCTAAATTAATAACGTATGTCACAAGCGACAGACAGGGCATGGAAGCGCAGGTCGCTCCAGACGTCTTGGCCTATCTTTCAGACCAGCTTGACGCCTTCAAGTCTTACACTGGAAAAATAAGCCTATTGCTGTCTACAAGGGGAGGCTTTACCCTTGCAGGTTGGGGGTTCGTAAATCTATTAAAGATGTATTGCGATGAGTTTGAAGTTATCATTCCGTCAAAGGCGCACAGCACTGGAACATTGATAGCCATTGGAGCAAATTCTATAGTAATGACCAAGCAGGCAACTCTTAGCCCGATCGACCCAAGCATTAACGGTTTTTTCAATCCGATACTTGACGACAATGGAGTTCGGAAAAAAGTTCCCGTGAGCGTTGAGGACGTCACTAAATATTTTGAATTGGCACGCAAAGAGATCGGGGAGGACAAAGACTTAACAACAGTTTTACAACAACTTTCATCGATGGTTCATCCACTGTGCCTTGGCGTTGTGCATAGGTCGAGAACTCAAATACAAATGCTCGCTAAAAAATTATTGCAAAATAGTATAGACGAAGAAAATAAGATTGATGCCATTATAGCATTCTTGTGTAGTGACTCAGGAAGCCATGACTACACAATAAATAGAAGAGAGGCTAAGGACTCTCTCCATCTCCCAATAATAAAGCCGTCCGAAGAAGAGTACTTGATTTTAAAGAAAATATACCAGGACCTTCAAGATGAATTAGAAGTTCACACTCCTTTTGAACCAAATATCATACTTGCTGGAAACCAGCAGATGTCTTATACATCAAAAAGAGTAATACTCGAATCTCTTTACGGGGGGTCGCATAAATGGGTTTCTGAAGGGACGCTCTCAAAGCTCTCTTTGCCCCCGCAGCAAGCCCAGGGAATGCCTTTTGCAATACCCGTCACTGGAGTAAACGACCAAAGAAATTTCGAGGGGTGGAAACATGAAAAATAATATCGCAAAGCCGATGCCGTCAATTGAACACATCCAATATTTAAGCTGCGTTACGTCTGATGATTCAAGGCCGATAATCAAAGATGCCCAGTTCGACCACGGCCCGTTTTATCCTGCTGCTCCAGTCGGGATAGTAGGAAAAATTTACACTTATCCCGCAGTCGCTGCTGTGATCATAGACTTGGACAAAGTATAGCATCGCAAGGATGATTCTTCCGGCGTAAAAAAAGCCCCTTCTTTTGTGCCATAACCAGCACTCAAAAAGGGGCCATCATTTTCTCAATATCTATCGGTCAAAATACTCTGGCGATAGCCATCCCTATGTCAGCCGTCCTGACATCCAAACCGCATTTTCAAAATTCAAAACTAAGTGGCGCAAGCCAAAAATCGCCAAAATTTAAGTGGCGCGACCCCACACGCCACCCGCCGCCAAAACTCCCCACCCGAACGCCCACCCGAACGCCCGCCAACCCCCGCCACTCCTCAACATCCATTCCACTATATCCCGCACACCCCTCACCATATCCCGGTTCTCAATTATTCAAACCTATCTGTCGCTGCACACCCTCCGGAAAGTACCTGTAAATGCACGCGTACCGGCTCCAGGCCGCGCACATATCTTTCCGTGGTGGACAGCTTCTTGTGCCTGAGGATCTGTTGAATAGCGATCATCGGCACGTTGTTCTGAGCCAGGATCGAGGCCGACAGGTGCCGGATTGCATGGCACCCGAACGGCTTGACCCCTGCCTGTCTGCACAAGTCCTGCGGGAATCCCCGATTCTCCGTGTAGGGTTGCCCCTTTCGCCTTCCTGTGGGTTGCGAGAAAACCCACAACCCTTCCGACTCTTCCCGGTACTCCTGGAGCGCCTCGCTCAATTCGTCGAGCATCGGGATCTGTTCAAACTCCAGTGACCCGTTTTTCCGCTTCCTGGTCCCAAGCCGGATCAGCCGGCCTTCAAAATCCACATCGGCCCATCTCAGCTTGTAGACTTCCCCGCGTCGTGCAGCCGTGAACAGGAAGGTATGAAGCAAAACCCTGTCCTGTCCCTTTGCGACGTTGTACACGGCCCAGAAGTCCTTTTCCGGGGGCACATAGCGCACGTGCTGATCCTGCGGCAGACGGTCCACCTTCACAAACGGGTTCGGCTCCGGGAAGTCGTGGTATTTGATGCCCCAATTGTAGGCGGCTTGCAGGTTCTTCAGATCCTTGTTCACGCTGTGCCCGGAACGCTTTTTCCATTCCTTCTGGCAGTAGCCCAGGATCATTCCGGGCGTGAGCTTCGAAACAAGCGTATCCGCGCCAAAGCGTTTCACAAAGATGCGGAACACGTTCGTCTTTTCGTTGACCACTTTGGGGCTGTATTTTCGCAGCGCGAATTCCAGATATCCGGTTCCCCACTCAAGAAGTGAGACCGAATGGATCTGCTTTTCGGGGTGCAGGATGCGGTCTTTTTGCTCGACCTCCCAGGCTTTGGCTTCGGTCTTGGTGTCGAATCTTTTCCGTACCTTCTGCCCGTCTATCGTGGTCTGAGCCATCCATTTCTTGCCCAGCTTGTATGGCATACGTTCTCCTGATCGCTTCATCTATGAGTTTTTCAAAGAACAGGATACGACGGCCAATCTTTACCCCACCGTAGCGCGCACAATGGCGAAGAACGGTGGATTCTGCAACCTGGAAGAAATCGGCCACGTCTGAACTTTGAACTATCTGCCCGAGGGAAGGAGCAATTTTCATGGCTCGTCCTCTTTGGGAAGGTTGCACGGAAACCCGTTTTGCTCCCGGAGCTGCCGCGCTTCCTTCTGCTTGTCCTGGCCTCGATAGAGCTTCAGCCTTTTGGTGACCACGTCCTCGATCAAATCCTGACCCGTTTTCCCGGCGAGGATGCAGTTTTCAAAAAAAGCCTCTACCAGATCAGAGCAATGAACTTCCTTTGGAGGTGAGCCAAGGTCCAAAGAAAAAAGCGAGGTCACAACGCCATAGGCTTGTTTTGAGAGTTGGATCTTGTCGGCGTAAATGGCCTTGGCCCTGACCAATGGCGCGGGGTGCTCGATCCCCAGGAATGAGTTTTGGATGACCTGCCACCAAGCAGAAACCGGGCGGCGATGGTGTTCCCGCTCCGGGTGATCTCTGAAGGACAGCCACGTTTGAGAGCAGTACGCCCAAAGGTTTTCAAGTGTAGGGAAGGTTGAATCGAGCGTATCAAGGCCAAGGGTTTTGAGTCCCCGGCGGCGCAATTGGAATTCAACGCGAATCACCTTGAAACCGTCCGGGACTGCCGTTAACTTCCATAGGTCGAAAAACCATAGCTTTTTAGACTGTTGCTGGATTTCCAACGCTTTGTCGTAAATGCGGGCGGATATGTCACCTTTGCCGAATGCGATCCCGGTTGGTTGTTTGAGCTGACGGTGGAAACAATCACGCTTTGCGCGGGTGATCGCGGTATCCAGTAAGGAAAAATTCCACATGTTCTGAGGGAGCAGCAGATCCAAGCAGAGATCGATACGGCTTGGTTTGATCGTGATGATTCTGGCGCCCTGATTTTCCAGGAACGTTAAAATCCGCTGGTAAGCTTCTGTTGGAGAATAATGCCAAAGTGTTTCGGAACGGATTTCGACCAGGACGCTTGGACGACTACCGGGAGTTTTCCAATCTCCAATACGAAGTGCGTATTCCTTGCCGATAAGCAGCCAAGAATACCCATTGGAACCGAAGGGGCGCACCATGAATGAAACGCCTTGGTCCGTATCAGGAAATAGCGGCTGGTCAGCACCGGTTTCTTTGGCTTGGGCTTTGATGACTTCCAAGTGGGCTAGGAAGGTAGGCGAACTCCACACGATATCAATTGCTAAATATAACGAATCGATACCTGAAAGGAGAACTTGAAAATGTTGGTTTAGAGGGGGGCTGATAGACATGTGCCCCCCTTTCCGGCGTTAAGCCATTGCACGGCTTTTTGTGTCCTTGCTTTTCGCTTGACGCGAGCCGCAAGCACACAAACGCCGCGCACCGTAATTCTGCCCAGGTTGAAAGGTTGTGCCCAAGGTCGGGCCGCCTGCTCGCTCGCGCCAGCGTCGGGGTCTCCGCTGGCCGCCGCTTCATGCGGCCTTGCGTGGCTCCGTGGATAACTTAGCCAATTGTGATGGGATGAATGATATGTGTTCATGCGGCCCGATTAGGACCGGAGGTGGGAGTGTTACCCGGACAGAATTTGAATCAGTTTTTGTCCGGGACAACGAAAAATTTCAAAAAATCATCTTTGCGGTACATCTGCTTGTAAAATGCTTCAGGACTATCCGGGAGATCAATATCAATCAGCCCTAAACCTTGTTTTCTTGCATTATCGTCAAATCTGGCGCGAATTTGTTCTGAAGTAAGAGGAGATATATTTAATGCTCTGCCATATAACTTGCTGACTTGAGAAAGTATCGCCGCAAAATTAATTTTGATTTTCGATTTTGATACATTCCGATTATTTTTAAGCAATAATCGGCATATTGAATTATATCTAACTTTATTTGTCAGAGATAATTTATGCATCAATTTTGAAATTTTTACATCAAAAACGGACGAATTATCTATTTTGATAATTTTTTCAAGAGCAGAAATATCCCCGAGCCGTGCTTTACGAATTAAGGAAGAAGGAAGTTCTCCGTAAATAACAAGACATGGCATAATTACAGAAATTAAAAATAGATATTCTAATTTTGATAATGATTTAATTTCATCTTCTCTAGTAACATATGAAAAGTCATCATTTAATATTCTTTCACTTTCAGATTTTAATTTATTATTAAAATATCGAATTTCGGCCATATATAATTTCTTATCAATTTCAGACAAGTCGTTATATTTAATAATTTCTTCATTAAACAATTCTATTTGATCTTTGCGAGGCAAAAATAAGTGAAAATAAATTAATGATAAGAAGCATTCACAGTCTGAATAGTGGTCACAAAATTCTTCTAAAATTGTGAATGTGATATATTTTGACTTTTTATATAGTCTTAACCATAATTTCAAATCAGGAATTCCAGATATAGAAATATGTTTGTTTTTGATTTTTTTTGAATTCAACCCGTCAAAAATATCTGGAATAGATTTCAACACCCTCCTCTGGGATAGGGTTTTCTTGGACACCGAATTGGGAGTAGAGCGACTCCCCATGAGGTGATTTATGAGCAAACAAAACGGCAAGGATATTTCGGCCGTCTCCCCGGTGGAGGGAGGCCGTAGGCC